TCACCGGCACCACCTCCATCACCGCCTCGTCCCGTACCTCAAATATGAGGTCGTCGTGGATCTGTAGTAGGGGTAGGACCACCGGCTTACCATCTCGCGAACCGGCGTTCCATGAATCCACAAACGGGACTAACTGAGCCATGGCCTCCTTGATGATACCTTGTGCACCCATCTGGATAGGCGCGTTGCAAGCCTGTCTTATCCCCGCTTCAACTATCTGTTTATGCACGCTCAGCACCTCGGGAACGAACCGGATACGTCCCCACATATCCTTCACGTAACCAAAGCGGCGAGCGTGCGCTTTCTGCTCCTCGATCCAACTGCGAACCCCCTGATACACCCCAAACCAATCATATATGAGCTGCTGGCACTTCTGCTCGGTCCAGCCCTCTGCGCCACCCAGGGTCAGTTCCCGCATCAGCTTACCAGCACTGATCAGGTTGAGGATTCCGAACCCGACCCTCTTCGCCGGGTACCGGTGTTTCATTTCATCGATCTGATCAGGGGGTACCCTGAACATAGAACACGCGGTGGCAGTATGTATGTCTTTTCCGGTCCTAAACACGTTGAGCATTGCCTTGTCTGCACTGATATGAGCAACGACTCGCATCTCGATTTGGCTATAGTCTGCGGACATGAGAGTGTAGCCATCTTGCGCAACGAATCCCTCACGGATTTTTCTACCCTCTTCGGTGCGAACGGGCTGAGCCATAAGGTTAGGGTCACTTGATGACAGTCTTCCAGTAATGACGCGGGTAACACGAAGCTTAGTTCTAATTCTTCCATCTTCATCGGTTTTCCTCAGTAGGACGTCAATAAAGGAATCGATAAGCTTGTCGTATCGTTTCCAGTCTATAATGTGCTTCACTACGGGGTGACGGTGGACGATGGATTCGAGGGCGGCGAGATCCGTATCCCCCTTCTTCAACTTGGGGGACTTCTTAAGCCTCAGCTTGAAGAGAAGCTCTGATACCTGCTGCGCGGAGCCAGGGTTGATAGGTCCCGACACCTTCTCGATGTCTACCAGTAGCTCCTCCTTCCTCCTCTCGAATTCGCTCCTGAGGGATCGGAACTTGTCAAGGTCCGTCCCGAACCCGTTCGCTTGCATGTGAGCGACGAGGGGCAGCATCCGCATGTCCCTGTCGAGGGTTCCTTCGAGTCCCAAGGCTCGAATCTTACTGACAAGGATAGGATACAGTTGCCAAGTGGCATCGGCATCACAGCCCGCGTAATCGACCGCTTCTTGGAGGGGGAGATCTTTGAGATACCCTGGTAGAAGAGGGCCGAAAGTATCTTCGACACATCGTCCCGCGTCGGCTGCAATCTTTTTCCACCGGTCATGGAGGTCCGTTCCGTCCGGGTCTTTTGCGTAGGCATTCAATACCCCCTTTATTCTCCTCGTTACGTTCTGCGGCTGGCGCATCTTGGGTACGCCCTTTACCATCTCCACTACCGGCTCAGGGTCCGGCCATTCATACTCCATGGCACGGAGCATGTAGGACAACGCTTTCATTTGAGTGACCGGGTACACCACCTCCAGGTACTCCCTCATTCGCATACCTAAGTGGCGATAGGATAGGGCCTTGAGTCCCTGCGGCTCGGTCTGCAGCAGGTACGCCATCACCATGGTATCTACGTACTTCTTGGGATATATACCGATCTTCCAGAGCTGGGGCAGATCGTAAAGAGCGTTTTGAATGATGAGCACGGAGTCGGGGTGCTCCATAATCTCCTTCATCACACCGGCCCGGTGAGCGGGGATTACGTACGCGATCCCAGCTTCTTGGCACACCTGAAAGGTCCATGTCCTCTTCTCCTCTTCCTCCTCCGTGTCGACGGAGATCAGCCCCGGAAGGAACCCCGGAGGCGGCACCGGTTCGTCCCACCATATATATGTTCCGGGGACCGCGTCCTTGCGGGGTTTTACGTTCCCCATCATGACTCCCTTCAGCGATATGAAGTCGTTCATGATAAGGGACATCTCGAACGTGTTGTGCAGACCCGCTGCAGGGTGGTACACCGGCACCACGGTGGTATCGAACCCCCACACGGAGGTGCGGAACGGTATACCGTGCACCTGCTCCATGTCCACGTCCTGCTGCAAGATGGTGCGGGTGGCGAACCGGCCCGCACAGGCGATGAACTTCGGCTTCTGCTCCTCCAGCTCCCTGCGGAGATGAATCAGGCACGCCTCTATCTCGTCCTTGTGCGGGTCACGGTTCTCGGGGGGCCTACACTTCAGCACGTTCGTTATATATACCCTGTCTCGCGGGATGCCGACGCGGTCTAGGTAGTTGGTCAGTTCCTGCCCAGCCTTGCCGACGAAGAACGCCCCGAAACGCTCCTCATCCGCGCCGGGGGCCTCCCCTACGAGAAACAATACTGGATCCTTCGGCCTCGTGGGATCAATACACTTCCCCGCAAGACCGCACGGGTGGGGGCAGATCACTGCTCTTTCTCCCTTATCTCGTCCTTGAACAAATCCCCCTGATCCGTCGTCACGTAGTGGCTGATCCGGCGAGGGGCGTTCAAGTATGCTTTGCGCCTCTCGGGGGTCATCTTGTACCCCTCGGGCGGCACGATCTCCCGCTTCGGGCCGGGGTAGGGACGCTCATTGTCGGCCTTTGCCGGGTCCGGGCGCTTCCTCCAGCCCTCCACGAGGGACCTCTGATTCACCACCACATACCAATGGTGGCACTCGGGGTGGGGACATTCGAACTCGATGTTGGTGTGAAAGTCATCTCCACCGCCATTACGGATCAGCATTTCCTGGTTGTGAATAGGACACTTCATTCCGGCATCTCCTTGACGGGAATACCAAGTTTTTTAGCTATACCGATCTCCAGACCCATCCCTGACGTGATCAGGTTCCCCACCACCCACAGCTCATCGCATCTGGAAACCGTTTCCACGCACCGCTTCAAGATAGGGTCTCTCTCAGTCTCTTCCTTGAGGTATTGCATCATCATATGTGGGATGATGAAGTGGATGTGGGGTTCAAAATGGTCCCTGGCCCACGCTTTGATGTCGCGGGTTCTGCCCTTCGGGTCATCCTTGTACGGGTAGCACAGGTATACCCATTTGTACTGAGAGGGATCCCTTACGGGCAGCGTGTTGGCCGTGCTCCACGCCATCATGAGGCGGCAGAAGGCATGCTGCAGGTGATCCTCCTGCCTGTCGCCCTGCAGGTGTCCGTATACGTGCATGAGGGCGTGGTTCAGGTGGTCCTCGGTGGGGATACTCTTCCAACCCTCCGTCGTGCGGCCCTTCTCCCTTCCCTCCTGCAAGACGCGTGCCAGAGCAAACAGCGCGTCCGGGCAGATGAGATCAAAGGCTACGTCAATCCTGCTCTGCTTCCCGTCCGGAGTTTCGGGGCAGCTCGGGGATAACCCCCTTACCGTGTTTCGCTTCATATCTCTTCCTCCACGATCCTTTTATTACCCTGTTCTGGGAAAGTACCAGACCTACCTCCTTGCGGAACGCCTCTACGTGGTTCTTGTTGAAGCCAAGGACGGAGGACACCGTCTTCCAGCTCCCCCATCGGATCCGGAGGAGCTGTAGCCGCTCCTTGGAGTCCTTTCCGGGGTACCGCTGCAGGACCTGTACCAGCCTGTCAAATCTGTTCTCCGGGGGGGTGCGGGGAGTGAGCAGGTTCTGCTGCTGGGCATACCTCCACGCCCTCTCGCTGCTCACTCTCAGCATCCTCCCTATCTTGGCGTACGACATCCGCTTGTCTCTCAGAAGGTGCCGCATGGCGTCTCGGGGATCCCGGTCTGGAAACCAACTGCGCAACTGATCCTCGATCTTGGACATCGAACTACCACCTCCTGTCTATCATGTCCTCCTCGCTCGTCCCTATGTATGCGACCGGCACGGAGTAACGATTCTCTATCTCGCGGATGAACTTCTTCGTCTCCCCGCTCAGGAGGAAGTAGTCCTTCACCCCATAGTCCGACCAGTTGACGTAGTTCGCGAACTGGAGGCATAGCTGGGTAGGCCCGCACGTCCGGACGAACGCATCCATCCGGGACCAGCAGAACTCGAATACCCGGCGTGGAAGCTTAGTAGTAGTGGTCATCTCTATCAGGGGAGTGGGAGCGCCGCACCGGTTCCGCACCAGGTCCCACGTGATCTCGGGGGATTCCGCGTAGGGACCGCTGCTCCCGTCGCGGTTATTGACGCGGATCGGGTACGGACGCAGGACTCCGATAATGTCTCCGCACAGGAGAGGCGATACCCCTGCTTCCGCCATCGCCATCGCGGGGTGAATCATTTTGCTGGTACAATAGCGGGAATCGATCCCATGCTCGAGACAGAGGTCGAATCCCTGCGTCATCTCGTGCAGCACCGTATCGCCCGCTCTGAGCAGATTATGGATCGCCCTCGTCGTGTCCCCGATCATGGGTTCGAACTGGTTCACGGACCCCATGAACACCACGTCCGGGCTTCTCCGGATCTTTTCAATGCGAGCCTCCCCGACGCCCTGATTCGTGGACCCGATCTTGAGAAGCCCTTCCTCCTTCTCCTTTCGGATATGGGAGGCCTTGATGACCACGGATCGAGGATGGATGTTCACTCTGCCCGCGTCAATGTCGTTGTCCTTCATCTCCTGCAGGAACTTGTCCGGCAGAAACACACTGGAGGGGCCAAGGAATACGGACGGCCCGTGATCCGCGATGCACGACACCGGGAGATGATAGGTGACGTACTTTCTCCCATCCTTGTACGCGGTATGCCCGGCATTGGGGGACGCAGCCATCGATATCCCCTTGGGTTTGTACCTCTGCGCAAGGTAAAGGGCCAGCTTTCCCTTGGACTCCGACCCTGCCTGAGCACCGATAACTACATTAAAGCGGCCACTTCTCATATTTTTCCCTTTGCTCCTTTCTATGGTGGATAAGGTGGCATGTACCACACATTACATCCTTTCCGGGGGGATATCCAGCTTTCTCACCGTAGTCGCCGTCAATCCGGTTTGTGCTCATTGATGATCTCCTTTGTTATCCTCTCTGCCAGTATTTTGCCGATTCCGGGGATCCTGCGCCACTCGCGCTCCGTGGCGAGTGACATCTCCAACACGGAGCCGAAGTGCTTAGCCACCTCCCTGCTCTTCTGCCACCCGATGCCGGGGAGTTCAGCCGCAACCCGTCTCAGTAGTGGTGCCTTGACCAGCTCCACCGCACCATCTGTACTCTTATGTTGCTTCACGAGTCCAAGGTGTGCCGTGTGCTCGTCCCAGGCCTTATTGCTCCACCACCCGTGCAGCATGCTGACTACCTGCACCGTCTCCCTCTTGGTTCCGCTGTAGAACACCATCACACCCGTCTTCACCATGAGGGTGTGGAGGAAGGACAGTACCTCACGTGCCATGAAACGCCTCGAGCCTAACTGAATTGGTTCCCACCCCTGACCGCACCTCTCTTCTAGCATACCGTCCGTGGGGTTGAATCTCCACAGCCCCTCAACGACGATGTAGACGTAGTGGTAGTTGTTTACTAGTCCTATCAATTGGTGGCCGGCAAGACGGCCAGTGCTGATGCTGTTAAGTAGGTCCTTAATTCCTTTCCGCTCGACCCCGATTGAAACGGGTTCGTCTTCAGGGCCGTTGCCCAAGAAGGCAAAATCCCCGAACTCCAGCCTCCCAACTATGGTGGGCACTCCCGGTGGAAATAGAGACTGTAGTTCAGCCGAACCCGTGCGCTCGTCAATCTGAATCAAGGAAGGCTCCCGTTTTGTAAACGTACCCACCATACATGTCACACCCAGTCCTTCTCGATAGTTTCGGGGAACACCAGCGTGGCCAGCGTCTGGAAATTGGCCATGTCGTTGACGAGGTCCATGCCAGCCACGTCCGGGTTCTGTCTGCAATCCTTCACGAACAGGTGGAACAGGGAATCCTCATCCCTCCACATCCGCACGTTCACCTGCACCATGTAGCCGGTGTCGCTGAACCCGCTCCTCTTGAGGGACCCTGTACGCTTGTCGTTGACATACTCGTCCTTCATCTTGTGCAGAAGAATGAGGTTCTTCTCGGTGCTGTACGCCTTGCGCAACAGCTCCCGGTACTCGGCGTTCACGGGTCCGTAATGGTAGGGCATCACCTGCGTGAGCTTCCCGAACCGGGCCATGCGGAGCAGCTCCCACACCTCCGTGGCCGTGTCCATCACCACCGTGCGGATCTCGGGAGCCTCCATGGTGGCGATATACTCGCGCTTGAACTTCTCCCACAGCAGTATCCAGTTGTCAGGCGTGTTGGTCATCACGTTCCCAAGCCGCCTGTAGTCGGACACGTAGATCTTCTTCTGTCTCGCGAACTTGTGAACTACCCCCTCCATGCCGGTGTCGAAATCGAACACGGCTATGGGACCCGGAGCGGTGAGGGCGAAGTGAGTCTTCCCCTCCTTCTCCAGGGCCTCCACGGCCACTAGGAGACGCTTCTTTATCGAGGGGTCCGCCTCCTTGAACCCCGTGCCTGAAAGTTTACTTGGGATAGCCATCTATACCCACCCCTTTCTTTTAGCGTGGTTGTACAGCATCTTCCAGTTTTCCACGATCTCGGTGCTGGAGAATCTGAGTTCATAGCACCAATACTCGGGACCGCTGTTCCTGTAGTCCCCGTTTATGTACAGCACGTGCAGGTCGCACTCCGTGGTGAGGCGATCGAAGAACTGCGTCACCCCGTACAAGTACCCCTTGATCTGCGTCATCCAGCGCCAGTTGTCCTGCGGATCACGGTTGCTGCTCATCCATGTCAGCTTATATTCCATTAGCTTCCATGGCTCCATGCAGATACCGTCCGGGGACATTGGTATCCCCTCCACCACGATCTCTCCAGGGCGGAACACATCCGGACCCTGGTCCACGGACTGCATCGCCCTCTTGCGGAATTCGTTTTCCAGTGACCTCTCCCAGATAAACCCCATCTCCATCTTGAGGTTGGGTCCCGTGCTGTTCGGATCCTTTACAAACGAGTCTATTCCGCTTGACTGAGCTATGTCCCCGTAAATGTCGGATAGGTGAATGCCTAACGTGCGGTCGCTGGGTTCAGGCGGGAAAGCATCCTTCTTGTACTTGTTTAACAGCATCAGGGGCCTCCGATCTGGTCTATGAAAGGAAGCAGGGACACAGTACGTGCTGCCCCTGCTCTCCTCTATGCGCATAGAAAAACACCGAGTAATGCTACAGGGTCAGTTTGCCACCTTCGAACGTCCACCCACCGGAAGCGAGGAAATCGTCCTTGAAGGCCACCTGCAGGACCTTCGCCTTCTGCGGGTGGGTGGCCAGCTTCTTGAACAGGAGGGCAGGGAGCTGGGCCTTGGCGATCCCTTCCGGGTTCTCGGCCAGGATCTCCATGATGGCGCCGGAAGCGACTTCCGACAGGTCCTCCCCACCAGCCGCTGCAGCGGGAGTTGTCTTCGCTGCCGCACCCTTCGGGGCCGCTTTGGGAGCCGCACCCTTGGGAGCCGCTGCCTTCTTCTCCCACGGGAGCTTGTTGATCTTGTCGACGGTCAGCACCGTCTGCTCGATAACATTTCCCTGCGAGTCCGTCTTCTTC